GACCCGGACACGGGCCAGCGCTTGTATCGAGCGTACAGAAGCGGCAACTGCTCCCTCGCTTATTTCATTCGCTGGGCGAAGGCGAACGGCGCGAGAGTGTATTTTGGAACTTGCAAGGAAATCGACGAAATAGAAGATGTGAAACGGAGGGCAAATAGTTTTGAGCGAGTTAAATGACTCCAGAGAGAGCGAACTCATAATAGATCCTGAATTCAAAAACCTGATTCCACAGCTGACGGCAGAAGAGTATGCGGGGCTGGAAGAAAGCATCCTTCAGGACGGTTGCCGGGATGCGCTGATCGTTTGGGGTAAGACGCTGATCGACGGACACAACCGTTATGATATTTGCACCAGGTATGGCATACCGTTTGGAACAACGGAGATGTATTTCAAGGATCGCGACGACGCAAAGCTGTGGATGATGAAAAACCAGCTGGCGCGGCGAAATCTGAATGACTTTCAGCGGATAGAAATAACGCACAAGTGCGAAGCATCTGTCAAGGCAAAGGCTGAAGAAATAAGATTAGCTAATTTGTGCCAGAACACCGAGCCGGAAAATTTACCGGCTCGGGGAGATACTCGCGACGTCCTTGGCGCTATGGCTGGTGTATCTGGCAAGACCTATGAGCACGCCGTCAAAGTCCTCAACATAGCCCCAGCAGAGACGCTCGACGCGCTGCGGCGCGGAGAAATGTCAATAAATCAGGCGTATAATGCAATCAAACTTGAAGAAAAGAAACAACAGATTGTCGAAGCAGAGCGGAAGATCCACGAGCAAGCTGATGATGAATATAAGCCCGTTCTTTATGTGAGAAGTAGTATTGGTTTTACGCCGAAAGAGAAGTACGACCTTCTTCTGACAGACCCGCCGTACAGCACGGACGTTGACGATATAGACGCATTCGCCAACTCATGGCTGTACAACGCGCTTGATAATGTAAAGGATACAGGGTTTGCATATGTGTTCATCGGGGCTTACCCCGAAGAAATAAAGGCATATTTGAATGCCAGAGTGCCAGAACATATGCAGATGACGCAAGTACTCGTGTGGACATATAAAAACACCCTTGGCAAAAACCCCAAAGACAGATACAAGCAGAATTACCAGGTTTGCTTGTTCTATAGGGGCATTAACGCGCCGATGCTTGATTGTCCGCTGACCTCTGAACAATGGGCGGTACAGGAGATCAATGCCCCGGACGGTAGACAGGGCGACAGATACCATGCTTGGCAGAAGCCTATGGAGATAGCAGAGCGTTTCGTGCGGCATTCAACAAAGCCAGGAGACACGGTTTATGACCCGTTTGCGTGTACAGGAACGTTTTTGTTGGCGGCAGCAAAACTGGGGCGAAGAGCCTACGGGTTTGAGGTCGATCCTGACAACGCGAGTATTGCTTATAGCAGGGGGTGTACTCGTGGCGTGGCGTGAAGACCTATGCAAATCAACGGATGCTTTTGACAGGTTGATTTTGCCAGTCTTGCCAATGCTTGTGCGTGGCAAGTACATCCGGGTCGAGGGTACTCCAGAGGAAATCGCACAGTATCTTGACCAGAACATCGGGATTGATGCAATGCTGGATTGCGGAAACGTGACATATGCGCTTGGTAGCCGCATACAGTTTGATTCTGGCGTATGGAACACATTCACAATTCGGTGTAGCCGCGAATCAGGGCATATCACGGAGCTTGAGAAGCTTAGAAAAGCGATTCAGTACGATTCAATGCGACCACATATGACGTTACAGGCGTATGTGGAGAATAACAAGTTACAGACAATTGGTGTGGCGTGGACAAAGGATATTATTGAGTACATAGATGCCCACGATTGCCCGATTAGAACGTCTTTCGACGGGAGTAAAAGAGCACAGTTTGTTTTTGTGAAATGGGATGAAATGAAGGATGCCGGGTATGTTGTAAGGACGTTTGATAATAGGATGGAGCGCTGCGCATAACCGAAAGCGAGAAGAATCGAGCAACCTATAAGGAGTTGATACATTTGGCAGACACAAACAACAGGCCCGTATCGCCTGTGAACGGGCAACCACTTCCGAAGGGGAGGCCATTTACCAGCGAGTCAGCGAGGGAAGCAAGGCGAAAAAGAACCAACGTTGACATGGAGCGCCGGAGCATTGCCGAATCCTTCAAAAAGAATATGTCTGAACTGCATACCGTGACCGACAAGCGCACGGGGCATCAGGTACAGAAAACAGGCGCGGAGATCATCGCCGACAGCATTATGGCAGCTTGCAATAAAGGCAACGCCAACGCAATGAACATCGCGCTTGCGCTGATGGGTGAAAAACCCGCCGAGAGCCTGAACATCAACACGCCCGACCCGGCTGTCATGGAAGAAGTCCGCGCCTTCCTTGAGGGAAAACAATGAACCCGGATAAACTTGCTGCGCTGACGCTGCTCAAAGAGTATCCTGCCCAGTACGGCAGGATGCTTGGGTATACAAAGCTGACGGACGAACTGCATGGTGAATGGATGAAGCTGATGCTGAACGGGCGCGGCAACATGACGCTTCAGGCGCATCGAGGCAGTTATAAAACAACGTCTGTGGCGGTCGTGCTGACAGAGAACATCATTCTGCGCGGATATGCCAACAGTATTTTCGTCAGAAAGACGGACACGGACGTTAGGGAAGTCATCAAGCAGGTGGCGCGAAACCTGCAGCACCCTGTAACACAGGCGTTGTACAGGGCCATTACGGGTAAAGAACTGCAACTGCTGAAAGCGACGGATACCGAGATCATTACGAGCGCATACACCGCCCCGCGCGGCGCTGCGCAGTTGCTCGGTATGGGCATCAAGGGCAGTATCACAGGCAAGCACGCCGACTGGATATGGACAGATGACATCGTGAACCTTGATGACCGCAAGAGCAGGGCAGAGCGAGAGGTAACTAAACTCGCGTATCAGGAGTTGATGAACGTCTGCAATCCGGGCGGCAGGATCATCAATTCAGGCACGCCGTGGCACAAGGAAGACTGTTTTGTGCTGATGCCGGAACCGCTGAAGTTCGACTGCTACCATACCGGGCTTTTGGAAGAATCGAAAATCGCGGAATTGAGGCAGCATATGTCGCCCGCGCTGTTTGCGGCGAACTATGAGCTTCAGCACATAGCGTCTGAACAAGCGCTGTTCACAGAGGCCCCGCAGTTCTTCAGCGATGCGGAGCTTCTGCGCGACGGCAAGGCCCATGTGGACGCTGCATACGGCGGCGACGATTATACGACGTTGACGTGCGCTAAACGTGTCGGGGACACGCTGTATATGTATGGCAGGATATGGCATGAGCACGTCGGCAAGCGCTTGGAGGCTATCGTAGAGGACGCAAAGCGGCTGCAATGCGGCCCCATCATGTGCGAAGACAACGGCGACAAGGGTTTTGTGGCGAAAGAGATTCTCAAGAACTACGGGTACAAGGCGACAACATACCACGAGAAAGAGAACAAGTATATTAAAATATCCTCGTATCTCAGAAAGTGGTGGCCGAATATCCGATGGCTGGAAGGCACGGACAGGGAATACCTGAACCAAATCCTCGACTATACCGAAGACGCTGGACATGATGACGCGCCGGATAGCGCCGCCGTCCTGTGTAGGTATTACGATAAACGCAACGGTGAACAGTACAACTCAGTATTCATCCGAAAGGGGTGGTCACCTTGAAAACTTATCAGGATTTCACAAAAGCGGACAACAAACTGCAATTCATCGTTGCAGCTATCAATGAGTACCGCGCAAGCGAAGAATACCAGACGGCGCTGATCGCCAACGATTACGAGCGCCAGCGGAATACCACGATCAACCAGTATATGCGGTATCTGTACACAACGACCGGGCAGAAGGTCGTGGACTTTACGGCAGCGAACAACAAGCTTTCCAATAACTTCTTCCATCGTCTGAATACAGACCGCTGCTCTTATTCTTTGGGCAACGGTGTGTCGTTCACACATACTGAGAAGCGGACGGAAAACGGGGCAGAGCGCACGGTTGACCTGACGAAAGAGGCGCTCGGCGCAGGGTTCGATGATATCCTGTACCGTGCGGCATACTATGCGCTCATTCACGGCGTTTCCTATGTGCGCTGGGATGACGGCAGGATGTATGTATTCACAGCAACAGAGTTTTGCCCGCTGTACGATGAATACACGGGCGAGCTCCGTGCTGGCATCCGCTTCTGGTCTTTGGACTGGGAGAAGCGCCCCGCGACGGTCGTGCTGTACACAGAGGATGGCTATACCGTATACCGTACCAAGGACGGCTCTCGTGGGCTTGATATAGCCGAATACGAGCCGCAGAAAGCGTACAAGGTGCA